TCATCCAGTTTGGCTACACGTCGATCACTGGCGTCGGCAAGTATGAGAAGTTCAGCCGCGAGTTCATCTTCCGCCCGCGTGGCTTCCAGTGGGTTGACCCGCTGAAAGAGATGAACGCAGCGGTGGTCGGTTTGCAGAATGGCATCTTGAGCCACAGCGACATCGCAGCGGCTTATGGGCGTGACGCTGAAGAGACATTCAAGCAGATTGAGCAAGACAAGCAGATGGCTTCTCAGTATGGCTTGAAGATGGCCTATGAGCCGTTTGGCGACAAGCAGCCGATACCTGCGGACATGGTGGATGTAAGCGATGCCGTATAAGCCGACAGATGGCATGAAGTCTGAGGCAGAGCGTGGCCTTGCGTGGCGGCGTGAGTTTGGTCGCGGTGGCACTGAAGTTGGCATTGCTCGCGCCCGTGACATCACCAATGACAAGAGCCTATCTGAAGACACCGTGAAGCGGATGTATTCGTTCTTCAGCCGCCATGAAGTTGACAAGCAGGCCGAAGGATTCAGGCCGGGTGAGGATGGGTATCCTTCGAATGGGCGCATTGCGTGGGCCTTGTGGGGCGGCGATGCTGGCTATTCTTGGGCGAAAAAGATCACTGAAAGCCTTGATGGAGAGCGCTCTATGCAAGATGACACAAAATCTGGTATGCTTCCGCCTGAAAGTGAGGACGTGATTATGTCTGATGAAGTTCGCGCAGAGCCAGAAGAGCAGGTTGCCGAGGCCATTGAGGTGGCGGCGGAGCCTGAAGTCGCCGAGGAGGCACGCTTCGACCGCGAGAAGATGTCTACCCGCGCTATGGACGGCGCGGCAAAGGTTGTTGACGAAGACAAGCGCACGGTTCGGATCGCTGTTTCCAGCGAAGAGCCTGTTGCCCGCTCCTTCGGTGACGAAGTTTTGGACCACAGCGAGCGCAGCATTGACCTTGAGTTCGCGCGCTCTGGGCGGATGCCTCTGCTGTTGGATCACGATCCGCGCCAGCAAATTGGCGTGGTAGAGAACGTAGAACTCGATGGCTCGACCCGTAGGTTGCGGGCGACGGTTCGTTTTGGGAAAAACGGGCTTGCCAAAGAGGTCTTCGAGGATGTTGTGGACGGTATCCGTTCCAACATCTCTGTTGGCTATGCAGTCAACAAAATGGACAAGGAGGGCCGGGATCGCTACCGGGTCACTGCTTGGACGCCTATGGAAGTTTCTGTTGTTTCGATCCCCGCTGACAGGACAGTCGGCGTTGGTCGTGCCGCAGAGGTTCCGCCCGCTGAACCCCAAACACCAACTCCCACTATGGAGATCACAATGACTGAGAACACTCAGATCGACGTGGAAGCGGTAAAGGCCGAAGCAGCCCGCGCCGCCGCCAAAGAAACTGCCGAAATCTACACCTTGGCAGCAAAGCACAATAAGCGTGACATGGCAGATGAAGCCGTCCGTAAGGGCGTTTCGCTGGCAGAGTTCCGTGGTCAGCTTCTGGACGTGATCGGCTCCAAGCCGCTCGACTCCGCTGAGATCGGCATGAGCAAGAAAGAAGTTCGTCGCTTCTCGCTCATGAACGCTGTCCGCGCGATGGCAAACCCGACCGACCGTGCCGCACAGCAAGCCGCTGCCTTCGAATTCGAAGCTGCCGCTGCCGCTGCACAGCGTGCAGGCGTTGACCCGCAGGGCCTCTACATCCCGACCGACGTTATGCGTTCGTGGAACCAGCGTGACCTGAACACCTCGGATGACTCGGCAATGGTTGCTGAAGCATACCGTGGCGGCGACTTCATTGACGTGCTTCGCAACGCATCCTCCGTGATGGCTGCTGGCGCAACGATGCTGTCGGGCCTCAAGGGCGACGTGAAGATTCCGCGCAAGACCGCAGCTTCGACCGCTGGCTGGATTTCGACTGAAGGTGGCGCTGCCTCCGAGTCGGAGCCGACCTTTGGTCAGGTCACGATGTCGCCGAAGACCCTCGGTGCATTCACCGACATCACCCGTCTGATGATGATGCAATCCTCGCTCGACATCGAAGCGCTCATCCGCAACGATCTCGCAACGGGCATCGCACTCGCAATCGACAACGGTGCGCTTCAGGGTTCCGGCTCTTCGGGTCAGCCGACTGGCATCAAGAACACTTCGGGCATCAATGCTCCGACCGCGTTCGCTGCTGCCACCCCGACCTTCGCTGAAGTCGTCGCCATGGAAACCGCTGTCGCAGAAGACAACGCGCTCCTCGGCAACCTCGCCTACATCCTGCCTGCCTCGATGTTCGGCGCTCTGAAGACGACCAAGAAGGACGCAGGTTCGGGCGAGTTCGTTGTGGAGCCGGGCGGCACCATCAACGGCTACCGCGCAATCGTGTCGAACCAAGTCACCTCTGGTGACCTCTACTTCGGCAACTTCGCTGACCTGCTGATCGGCATGTATGGTGGCCTCGACATCACCGTCGATCCCTACACCGCCTCGACCTCCGGCACCGTCCGCATCGTGGCGCTCCAGACCTGCGACGTGGCTGTTCGCCATGCAGTGTCCTTCGCCTTCAACAACGACGGCGCATAATGCTAACGTGGGCGCGTCATCTTATGGGCGGCGCGCCCACACACGTTAAGGGAAGCCATATGGCATATGTTATCCTGAAATCCACTGTCGCAGGCGGCGCGCGCCGCAACGCTGGTGATGTCATTGAATTGACAGTTGATGAGGCCCG